GGTCAAGGGTGCTTTGTTATCAAGCACAACGCCGGTCCAGGAGTGCCAAAAGGTACGCCAGATCTATCATTTTACTGTGAAGGCTTTTATGGGTTTATAGAGGTCAAGCCGTCCAAAAAAGCACCATATCAAGCACTACAGCCTGAACGACTAAAACTACTAGGTGAGTGGTCGTGGTCTGCAACAGTTTATCCTGAAAATTGGGATTTAATAAAGCAAGAATTGAGGGCGATGATATGAAAAAAACGCCAGAAGAACTTGCGAAAGTTCAAAGGTGTCCGAAAACAGGTAAGAAAAAATCAACTCACGCGCAAGCAGTAAAGGAAGCAAAGTTTTTGAAATATCACAAAAAATATCCAGATATGATACCGCAAGCCTATAAATGCAAAGGTTGTGGGTGGTGGCACGTAGGTAACTCAGTATGATTATTATTCACGATGTAGAACAAGGTAGTCCGGAGTGGAAAGCATTACGCAAGCCATTGTGGACTGGATCACGTGCTATCAGGCTATTGCAAGGTAAGCCATTTACGCCAGAAAGCGATTTTGAGGGCAACCAGTACACGCGGCGCGGTCAAGCGCTAGAAAGTGTCGCTATTGCTGAATACGAGCGCCTATGCCGTCAAAAAGTCCGTAGAATTGGCTTTATTACTAATACTGTATATCCAAACGCCGGTTATAGTCCGGATGGGATGATGGGTAAAACGTTGCTAGAAGTGAAATGTTTGAACGGTGAACGCCACGAAAAACTTGCAGCCGGTGATATACCACTAGAGTACTTGGTACAAATATACTTCGGTATGATCGTAAGTGGTCTGCGTAAAGCTAAACTACTAGCGTTTAATCCAGAGTACAGCCAACAGCTAACAGTACTAGATGTGCAATACGATAAAGCCATTGGTAATAATATTCGTAAGAAGTTGCGTCTTGATATGAAAAACCGCCGTCCTATTGTTTAGGTCGGCGGCGATATTTCTTGAATATCTGTGCGCTTGGTAGTTCTTCAAATTGTAGTATGAAGGTATCAAGCGTGGATGGTTTACTAATAAAATATCTCCTATTAGCACTCTAATTATACCACCTCTTGACATATCACCTCTGTTGTGCTACTATAATAGAGATTGACTGCTCCCCGAAAATATCAGCGTTCCAAAATTGCTATTCTCTTGGGAGCAGTTTTTATTTTGCAAACAAAAAAGCCCCCTTTAGGTGGGAGCATTTGTAGGTGGATATATGCCTATTTTATAGTTATTCTTTATTTCTTGTTTGATGCAACTGCGAGGTATGCACCAAGTAAGTTTTGAGACTTATGTGTGAGTTCTGAGGTGGAGTTTTGGGAGGTGTTAATGCTTATAAGGTGCGATATCCAAATAAATCATAGCATAAGCATATTGGATGTGCTAGAATAATTGAACGTGAAGTGTAGTTAAGCAGGGGTGCTTAACAAAAAAGACGAGTACTGTGCGAGGGTACTCGTCTTTTATATTGTGCGACTTTATATTTTTATCTAGGTGCGACTGAATCATCACCTTTAGCGCCACCGCCAGCTTTGGCTGCGACTGCTGTGATACCGATAGCTCCTAGAGCGTAAACAAGACCTTGAGCAATTGTAATGTCGGTGACACCAATTGACTTGTCTATCAATGCAACGACAATGCCAACCGCAAATGCGACTAAAATTGTCAAGAAACCTGTGATCTGCGGAAACGCCATCTTCACCATCTGCGTTATTGCGATGATAATGAGGGGTATAAAAACTATTGCGTCTACCATAAAATTATCCTACTTTCTTTACTACTACTTTATATGTGGCATCAAGATAAGCACGTTCTTCAGGTGTGCAATTACCACCATCACCGTACTTATCTTTCATCTTCTGTTCCATATTTTGAGGGCTAACATCGTTACCGAGCAATTTTCTTACTTGAGTACCGAGTTGAACCTTGCCAATGATGTCAGAGTGTTCTGGCGATCCACCGATAGTACGTTGGACTGCTTCAACAGTTTGACCGAGTAACCCCTGAACTTCATTAGGCTGTGCATCTCTTAAAAGACCATTATTATATTCTAGTTTGATTGTTGTTTCATCTGCTTGCGTTTGACTTGATGACATATTTCCCTCCGATAATTTTTGACCATCTACTAATAAACCATTAACTCTTACGCCGTAGTGTAAATGTACACCAATAGCGTAACCTGTATCACCCATTATAGCAATCGGTGTACCTTCCTTCACAAATTGACCATTGTCTACTAAAAAGCCGTTTTTACGGATATGCCCCATAAAGTGACGGCGATTGCCTACAGCTACAACTATTGCGTTTCCATCGTAGCTTTTACCATCCCAAGCGAATAATTGCACAACTCCATCTTCGGGCATATAAATCTGATTATCTGGACTCCAAGAGTAATCAACGCCGGTGTGAAAACCATAATCAGGACCAGGTGCATTTCCGAAACCAGGATAACTACCTTTGTTTAATGGATAGCCTTTTACCCAACCGAAAGGTGTTGTTACTCTGGTTTTTGCCGGTGCTATCATAAGCTAATTATAGCACTATCCTTGTACGATTTGAGAAATGAAGAAACCTATCAATCCACCGAGAGTAGTACAAGCAGTTGCTACCACCACCATTTGTGCTTTGATACCTGAGATACGACCTTTTAGAGAATCTACTACTGTGTTAAGAGTAGCAACATCTTTATTGAGCATAATAATTTGATCTGAATAGAGTTGATTTTGTTTTTCAACAACATTGGTCAATCTAGTAGTTTGAACCTCAAGCTCCGAGCGAAATTCTTTAGACAACCGCTTTTCTTGTTCAAGCAGAGAGTTATCTATGAGTAATTTGATTTCGTCTTTGGTTGGGTTCATTATCTCTGGTTCCATTTTATAGTACCTAACATATTATAATGACATCTTTATTTCTCTTATATTATATTTCTTACATTATGCCAAAAACATAAGCTAAATGCTAGAATTTGATTATCTTATTAAGGATTATTGTTGGCTGGACGTTATTGTGAGCGCCACCGCCGCCGGTGCTAGTCGTACCTACGTTACCACCAGCAGCCGAACTACTAGAAACAGCAACATTATAGCCACCACCACCTGATGCCGTTGCCAGCGCCGGTACGTTGTGACCATGAGAAGGTATTTCAGTAGTTTGTAGGGTATGAGTTTCAGCACCACCGGCAGCACCAAAGGTGTCACCGTTTACGCCACCGGATGCACCGGTTAAGCGGTTGGCACTTGAGCCACCCATATCATCTTGACCAGCAACAACACGACCACGAAGATCAGGTATAACAAAGTTGGTGTTGTTTGAGCCACCGAAAGTATTACCGATAACGTCAAAGAGATCTTGATACTCAGGATTAGCAGTAGCATCTAATGCTTGTCCATAACAAAGTAACCAGCCTGTAGGTGCTGAAGTACCGGCATAATCAAGGACTGAACCAACTGGAGTGATTAAGTCAAGTGTTGGTTGATTGCCGTTTATTGGTGCGGCAGGTTTTAATTCACCGTCATCTTCGTGAGAAACATCAAGAACATCTGCTACATTGTCACCCCATTGAGTAGTAGGGCGAATAATAACAATATCACCAACTTCACTACCGCCGTCTACATAACCAGGTGCGATTGTGTCAATCTCAAGGTTTGAGCCGTCTACGTGACCAATAAAATCTACGGCTGTAGCTTCAGATATAACGGTGATTGTTTCAGAGGTGATAGGATCGGTAAACGTATGAGGTGTACCCATAGTACCGGCAAAACCAGTAGGATTTATACCGAGAACAGTGTCTACGATTATTGTTGATGCGCCACCGGCGCGAGTGCTTTGTACAGTCGCGACACTAGCGTTACCGCTACCGTCACTTGCGCGAATTTGTTCTATTGATGCCATAACTTAATAATACAACAAAAGAGGGGCTTTTACACCCCTCTTATGGTTTTTTTAGCTGTTTATATTAGGAGTTTGTGCGTTCTAGTGTAGCGATTGCTTTAGCTTTTAGACCAAAGATGAACAAATCACCACGAGCGCGAAGCTGCAACTCTGAACCACCATGTCCAGGTACATCCTTGATGAGCTTCATACCACTACCAGTAGCAGGATCCATCTTAGGAGTTACGCGGATTACAGCGCGCTTGTCTACAACAACTGCGTCAATGTAAGCAGCAGGGAAGTAGTCACCATCAGTTTCTACAACCATCACACCGTCTACAGGACCAAGAACACCGTTTTTACCGGCTGTGTAACCAAGATCAGAACCGTCAAAGCTAGTTACTAACGCTTTAAAGCTATCAGCAGTAGCAAATGGGATCCAAGCAATCATGTTACCTGGACGACCACCGTTTTCTTTGACTTTAGAAACAGTATTGAAGAACTTGAGCTTAATGCTGTCAGAGCTAGAGTTCCAAGAAACTTTGTTAGCAGCAGGACGAGCAGCAACAATTTTAGCTAGAGCATAAGCGTCAAAATCAGGGATGAATTTCTCATAAACCCATGAACGAGCGAACTTACTTGCAAGTGAAGCAATTGGAGTGTCCTGTTCCAATGTTTCCTGAATACGCAAGAATTTGAACTTGTTATAAGCAAGTGTCATATCCTGCTTGCCAGTTTCAGCAAGAGTTACAGTTTGTGAGACGGCAGTTTCATCGTAACTACCAAGAGAAGAACCAGAAATATCATAGTTCAAAAGACGAACAGTTTGAGCGCCAGTCCACTCAACGCCATTAGCGTTAAGATGACGAGCCACGTAAGAAGCAACTTCTAGGGGCTTGTCAAGAATTGAACTGGTTTTAATTCCATATTCGGAAGCCATAGTAGCGTATACCTTTCAATTTTAATAGTTTGGGGTTGTCTTCTGTTGTCTTAAATATAGCACAAGTGTTATAACTGATACAATAGGATTATGCAAGTACCAGCACATAGAC